AGCCTAAAGTCGCTACTGTACCAACACTTAAATCTACAACAATTCTTGTTAAGCCTAAAGTCGCTACTGTACCAACACTTAAATCTACAACAATTCTTGTTAAGCCTAAAGTCGCTACTGTACCAACACTTAAAACTACAACAATTCTTGTTAAGCCTAAAGTTGCCACTGTACCTAAATTTAAACCCACAACAATTACTGTTAGCCCCATAGTTGAAAAAGGTAATAAATCTAGGGATTCCATGACTAAGGCTATAAGCCATCAAGAAGGTATAATGGATCGCCTTTCTAAGAACATAGTTGATCTTTCTTTAAAATATGGAACAACTACTGACTCTATGGTTAAGGCAATTACTCAGTTGTCTGATAATTTTGAACTACTTTCTATTATGGGGGGTCTTGAGACTACTACTGGTGTTACAGCAGAATTAACAGCAAGGCTTGGGCAAGAGAACTCTAAACTGGTAGGAAGCCTAATGAAGGAGCTTACTAGTACTAATGCAGACCTTAATATGCAAGCCATCCTAGGGGTTGAAAAACTTGGAGATCTGCTGGCTATGGGAAATATAAGCACAGAAGAAGCCATCCAAGGTATTATTAAGGGATCAGAAAGAGCAGCAAATCTACAAAGGGCTGCGTCTAATACTAGTAGACGAGTTTTAGCGGCTACCTTTGGGGGAACTAATAAGTTTCTTATAAGATTAAGACTTGTAGGAGAAAAATTAGCAGATGCACAGAAACCAATTATTGGCATTTTTGATGCTCTTAAAAGAACTTTAACAGTTATTAAGGAGACTGTTTTCGATCCTTTTAAAAGTGTTGCCGTTGGATTACTTAAACCTTTTACAATGTTAATTAAAGGAATATCTCTTTTGGTAGCAAGTATACTTAATTTGGTTCTTAGAGTTTTCAGCCCCGCAATAGCAGCAGTAATGGAGATAGTAGGGGTTGTGGCTGGTGCTATAGGTTTCGTTGTAATGGGAATTGCTGGTGTAGTTGAAAAACTTTATGATGTGCTTTCCTTAGTCCCAGGACTAGGGTACTTGTTTGCTGACTCTGATGCAGAGCAAAACTCTTCACTTAACAGTATTAAAAAATTATTAGAAACCATGGTAGGAACTGATAAAGACTTACTAGGTATTGCTACTAGTGAGGCAAGGACTAATGAAAAAAATAGGTTGGACACGATCACCGCTGCTGGTCTTACGGGCATACATATAGAAGCTGCTTTAAGAGATATTGATTTTAGATCTAGGAGGATGGATAACAATAAATCAACTAGTATAGAAAATGCACTTAATAAATTAGCAGACTCTACAGATAAAAAAGTTTTGGTTAATGCAATAAGAGAAGTAACACAAGCAATATTTAGTACACAAGAAAGCCCCTATCCAACTGGGATTTAGGAGATGAATTATGGCATTTAGCATAGATCCACATTTAGAAGAAAAATCATTACTCGTTTTTGAGTTTAAGAAGAGAAATGGGGATATTTTTACAAGGCATCTTAATTTTCTTGAGAACATTGTTGTTGCGGAATCTACAGAAACAAACTACAGCGAGTATACTCCTATAGGCTCTAATGGTTCCATTTTTGCTTACTTAGGTGCCAAATCTCGTAAGTTGGAATTAAGTTTTAATTTAACTTTACCTAATATCCAAGAGCATACTCTAGTTAAACCAACAGCATCTGTAGTAAAAGACAGGGAGGGAATAAAGAGTTCCTATTTTGTGACAGAAAACTTTGGAGACTTTTACAAGAAAGACTCTTATGCTAATCTAACTGGTAACTTTGATACTGCTTTTCATGATAATCTGACTGATAATGAAAAGAAATTATTTAAGGAGATACATCCTTCATTAGCAAAGGAGGCGTTTCCTGAGGTAATTACCACCCCTTTCACACCAATTGTAGGAAAAACAAGTAACCCAGATGACTCTAGTAGAATTAAAAGTATTTATCAAGTAATGTATTGGGTAAACTTAATAAGGTCTTGTGTACTAACAAATTCAAAAAGACCTTATTTAGGTCCACCTATAGTTACTTTAACTCACGGTATAATGTTTATGAGTGTACCATGTATATGTCAATCTTATAGTATAGATAATGATGAGGAAGCAGGCTATGATCCTATAACTTTACTCCCAAGAAGACTAAAGATTACTATGTCTCTTAAAGAAGTAAGGCTAAGGGGTGGTGATTTCGCCCCGTCTGAAGGAAGTTCCAGGCTTATGCCAGGGTGGGAGTCCTTGTATGATGAAGATAAGGAAAACGGACAAGGCTATCCTACTATGGATCCTTTTGATCAAATAGGGGGTATAATATCATTATGATAGATTCTGGCAGTTTAAGTAGGTATTCTAATGGGGTTATTGGAGTAAAGCATAGAGGGGTTGTAGTAACCACTTCTGTAGGAACTTTAATGGATGATGTTATTTCTAATATGGAAATATCCTATGAGTATGAGAAGGGTAGAATCCCTATTATGCATTCCAATAGACCAGACCTTATATCTGATATATTTTATAATTCTCCTTCCCAATGGTGGTTTTTAATGCACTTCAATGGAGTGACAGATCCTTTTGAAGGGTTTAATTCTGGTGATCCCATTCTTATTCCAAAGTTATAAAAATGTCTAAAGTTGATGAAAAATTTAATGTAGGATCCCCGTATGTGTTACTAACAACAGACGAAAAGGTTACTACTAATTCAGACGCTCAAGAAGACCCTAATTCTGTTCTTCTTACCTTACAAGAAGGGAATTTGATATCTTTCTCTGAGAGAAGGGTATCAGGAGAGGAAGGTGATTCCTCTACAAAACCCTCTATCTTTATGAAATTTCTAGATCCTGAAATGATATTTATACCTAGGTTTTTTGATCAAAGTTTTGTTAATTTATATAGAAATTATTTTAATCAAATTCGTGAAGCGGTAGGGGGTTATATTACTTATGAGGAACTTGATAAAATAAAGGAAGTAAAAAATGAAACAGAGGTTGAAAAATCTATGCGCCAGTTAAGAGAGTATAGAGACTCAAGATTAGAAGGCCAAGAGTTTATGGTGGACTTCGTGCCTCAGGGCCAGCTTGTCCGCGCTGTCGGGGGTGAGTACGATCATGAGGAATCAACAAATAAGCTCTATAAGAAGAGAAAAGACACCAATAGAAAACAAAAATTATTGCTTGACGAAATAACAAAAGAGTGGAATAATAGAATTGGTGAGAGTTTAACAAGTTTTTGGTTAACATACGGTGACGGTAACGGTACACAAGCTGCCTGGAGAAGATTTGTATTATCTTCATTTTTTATATCACAAGATTCTTCAAATAATATGATAATCAATATGACTGCTTCGGAATATCCACTAGATAATGCCGAATTTGGGGTTATGAGCAACTCATATACTCTAAAGAATTTTGAAGGGGGTCTTAATAATATTGATAATATTAATCCAAATAATGATGTTATAGTTCCTATATTAGAAATTAGTGAAATGTCATCAAACAAGCCTAGGATTAATCACAACACTGGGGTCGGGGCCAGCGTGATAAGAAATTGGTTTAGAACCTCTCTGCATTGGATTTCTGAGATTGTTAGTTACGAAGAAGACTTAGTATTAAGTTTATTAGAAAATCTATATCAAAAATTCTTAAAGACTTATTCTGGAAAAGGTGTATTGCCTTTTGTTTTCTTATCACCTAAAATACCATCTTTACTTAAAACAAAAATAGATGAAATTTTGGAAAATACTTTAAAAGAGATAGGCCAAGTAGGAACTCATCTTGAAACAGTAATGAGATTTCAAATTTTACAATCCATCCTAAATTCATGTGATATAACTACCCGTAGGTCTATACCTGCGGTATCCCCTACTCCTGATGTAGCTGACTCGGTAATTTATTATTTAACAATCCTAAAAGAATCTACTGTAACTGCCGAAGATACAGTATTGAATTCTATTAGAAACTTGTATACCTATTTAGGTATATCTGAGGGTGGTTATCCTATGGATAATGTAGACTATAGATCCCTTGTAATATCTAACGAAAAGCACAAAAGACTTTTCTTAAAGCAGTTTTGCGTATTTGATAAAGGAGAGTACAAAAATACTTATATAATAAGGAAAGATGTTCAGGAAAAACTAGGAGTTAAAGTAAAGGATAGTGAAATAAATAAATACATTATAATAGTTTATACTGATTATGTGCTAGGTAATGGGTTAATAATCCCTTTCTCCCCTGGCTATTCAAATGAAATATTAAAAATATATACTGAACGGTTAAAAATCCCTTTTAAAGATTCCCCAGTCGGAGTTATGAACTCTAACGCATATAAATTTTTATATGGAAATGAGGATATAACGAAGTATATTAGGGAGGTTTCTGAAATTTATGATATCAATAGTCATACAAAAACCACTTTCGATTATTCAAACGAAGTTAATGAATTAAAAAAACTAGAATCACTTCCAATATTTATAGCTAATAGAAAAAACTCTAATGTTTTTGATGTTGTGAGTACAGAAAAGACAACTGGTTTTGGTAATTTGTTGTCACAGTTTGAACTTATGCAAAAAGGGGCAGAAATAACCCTAAGTAGCATACTTTCTAACCCTCTTGAGGAGCAGGTTCTTGATTTTTCACCAGAGAAGTTCGATAGATCTATAGAGTCTTTTTTAGAAAAAGCTTATAAAAATAACGCAGCATCACATACTTTGTTACTTGCATTAGGAGAGTTTACAGATAATGATAATGTTGATGAAACTGTTAAAAAACTTTTTAAATCTATAAAAACAGAAACTAGAAGTATGATAGAAAGCTCTAATTATGTAACTGATAGAAAAATTAATTACCTTGGGTTGACAGCCCATCTTAATTATATTCAAAGCTTATCTAATACGGCCGCTACTGTATCAGTTAAAACTGTTCCTTTTTTTAATTTACACTTTCCTATTATTTTAGGTAAACCATGTTTATTTTTAAATAATACTAGTTTTCACGCCCTTACTAGAGGTATACCAATAGCAGGGTACTTAAGTGGTGTATATTTAGTATCTGGTTATGAGCATTTCATATCAGATAGTGAATGCTATTCAAAGTTTACTATACAAAGGCAAAAATTATTAACCGATACTGTTAAATCATTACATCAATCATAATAGGAAAATAAATAATGAAATTACTAAAAGCAAAAGTTACAAGTACTTTGAATCCCTCTAATAATATGACAATACCAGCAGAGTTATTAAGAGAAAAAGAACCTATTAATGTATTTTACACATCTCCTTTTAATTCAATACTGCCTGGGCAGGGAGGGTTTACAGCTTACCCTCGTAAGGGGGATGTTATACTTGTAGCTACTACCGATGATGGAAGTGCTGTTGAATATTTCTATATATCGACCATTATAGGTTCGGCACTTGGGCATAAAGGTGCTTTACCTAATTATCCAAAAGGGTCTACTAAGTTTCTAACAGGAAACTCGTATAAAGATACCGTTGGAATACGGGATCACCATGATGGAGGTATAGAATTTGTTTATGAGAATAGTGAAGGGGGAGACCTTGGGGTAACTAGGAGAAATTATGCTGAGTTTTACGCAGGTAGTAATAAAATAAAGTTAGGTAGAAGCTCTAGTACTGGTGGGGTACTTTTACAAACTGGTACTGAGTCTCCTAGGGTCGTTTTAAAAATGTCTGGGCAAAAGAATATTTTTGGACAAGGGCCTAATGCCTTTGTTGTTAAATCATACGGAAACATGATTTTAAAATCTACTATAGGAGAAATAACCATATCCAATTCCGTTGACGGTAATACAATAAATATACAAAATAAAGCTAAAAGGGATGTTGACGGTTCTGATATATTTAACCCTTTTAATAAAAAGAAGGGGGATATTTTACTTGAAAGTTGGCATAACACTGTTAATATAAATGCTAATGCAGCTAACCCACTTGCACCAGAAGCAAAACCCGCCGTATTTGTAAGAACTAACCCAGCACACGGGACAGGGGTTGTTCAGCTAAAAACAGGAGGTAGAATTGAGATTGTATCTGATGGCAGGGTAGCAAATGTAGGAGTTGACCAAAGCAGTGGTAAAATCATGATATGGGCCTCTAATGGTATAGATATACATGCAGAGACAGGAGATATTAATATATCTGCTCCTGGAGGCAAGGTTAACTTGCAGCCAGTTACCCCTGCGGGGGCAGGCTTCATCCCAAAACAAGACAATAAAAACATATAATGCCTATTAATCCTTTAAGCACTGATTGGTTAGTTGGAGTTCCTCTTGGGGCAGGGACTCTTCCTACTTTTGGTTTACCTCCATGTATTTTCAATTTAGGAATGGAAATTTTACAATTATTGCCTGGGGATGCTCTTGCTGCTTTATCAGCAGGCATAAATAAAGGTATAATTGCAGCGCAAACTGCTGCCCAAGGTGTTAAAAATTCTATTTTTGATTTAATAGGTATGGAGGATATAGACGGGGATGGAACATACGAGTGGGGGTTAGATTCAGGTTTAGGAGGTTTAGGCTCCTTCATGGATGGTCTTTTGGGTGCTGTAGGGGCAGGTATTGGGTTTATACAAGAAGCCCAATCAACTATAAATGCCACTATAGACGAAATTAACGACATTATAGCATGTTTAGAGTCCTTCAGGAGTCAGGTAGCAGACAGCATAACTACTGACCCTGTTTCAAATGCTCAAACAGAGGCTTATTTGTTTGAGCAAGAAGTTATTTTAGAGCAATGTTCTCAATTTATAGATAAAGCTATAAATTTATTGGAGATGATTGGTTCTGTTATAATTGATAGAAAAAATGGGGTTATATTCGACCCAGACAGCGATACTGAAGAAGAGGGGGAGTTATTTAGATTAACTTTCGGACCTCCTGAAAGCAAAAATGGTTCTTTTCTTTTATCAATAGATGGTCTTTACTACAATTCACAGACTAGGGATTATTTTGGTGGATCTGAAGTACCTACTTTAGCTGATATTAGTGGGTTGGATTTTGTGCCTGACACTTCAAAGTGGAAATTGGATCATTCCCCTAACTTAGGGGGTAAAGGAACTAAAGTATCTTTAGGGGATATAGACAATTACATTGGTACTCTTTTCGATATTGAGATACCTGATGATAGTGAATTCCTACAAGAACATTATAACGCAGATCATACTTTAAGTGTTCTTAAAGGGAATAAGTCTAAGATTATAACTGATATGGAAAGGGATAAACAGAATTTAATAGCTTCTGGGTATGATGCCACTTCTGCCGTTATTCATAACATTCAACAAAGTATATTTGCTGAGATAGAAACCTTTGACAGAAAGATTAGAAAAAGGAAAAAGCAGATAGAAGTTGCTGTAAAAGCCTACGACCTATTTGGGTATGATAAAACCTTCCCACCAGGAAAAATACCAGTAAATGATTTCAGTTATTTATCTAATTTAAACTTGGAGGTAGGGTTCCAGAAGCAGAAGAAATTGGTTTTGGACCATGGAGAGGTAAGTGGGATCATCCTACCAGTTAAGCCTATATTTGTTAGGCAAGTAACAAAAGCTCACACCTTTTCTTTAACACCATTAAACATAGCTCCTATAGGGACTGGGGTGTTTGCTGATGTACCTTCCGCTAGTTCCACTATAATGCCTGCATTAACTATTTCAGATGCAATATCTAAGGATAATTTAGTGGCTGTTTATAGCTTTTTAGATGCTAAGGTAGAATCCCCAAATTCTACAGCAACTAATGTTATTAGCTGTAATAATGATTCAACTCAGGACGCACAATTAGTAGGTAGATCTCCATCAGAAGTCTTCTCTCAAGGGCTTGGTATACCTTTACTTGATGGGGTAGTATCTTTTGAAGCGTCTGGGTCTTTACTACAACCTACCGATGTAGGAAGTTACCTTAGACTTCCCAGCAGTAAAAGAATGCAAGACTTAATGTTTAATACTAGGGGATGTTCTTTTGATTTCTGGTTGCATATGCCTAAAGGGTTTGCTCAAGGTTATAATAGGTTTGAGAAGAGAACATTACCAGCACCAACAGGAAACTCACAAATAAATGAGGATTCAAAAGGGGCTTGGCTTGATTATAATTACTATAAACTTATATTAGCTAATGAGAATACAGGTGGGTCTTATACAGGAAACCCTGATATTATGCCTAGAAATAAGAATAGTGATACTGTAAGAGGTATGGTTATGGGCTTTACTAGGGATCCTCAAATGAAAACTATAGGGACTACCACCTCTAGGGGTAGTGATATAGACATTTCCTTGAATTACCCTGGTGTGGCAAGCGATGATACTACTTCAAGTTTCGCATTCTTTATAGCCCCTACACAATCAATACAGGATTCAAATGGTAATAATTCTGTTGAGTTTATTAGGTCAGGTTCGTGTGAGTCTACTTTAACAACTTTTGATTCCATGATTGTACCTCATACAAGGCAAACCGCTTCTGGGTATACTTTTGGGGATCTATCGTCTACTTATGTGCATATGAATGTTTCGTTTGATGTACAAAATGACCTTATTAGCGTATATCTCAATAATGAGATATTGGCAACAGAATCTTTAAGCACTACTTTTGGAACAGAATACAAAACACCTCCTAGAGTACCTTCCTTCATTAGCACAGGGGATAATTCAAGTTTTTATTATTCCGAAGTTAATGTTAATACTAGTGCTACTTCTGTATTTGATAATGGACCAAGTAATGACACCTTCTTTACTCCTTGGATTATTGGTGGTGGGTGGACTGACGGAACCCCTATAACTTACTCTACTAGCTCAGGAGGCTTTATGGGTAGTACTTCTATTGGAGGGTCTGCCTCTGTATTAGGGTCTCACGGGTTTAGCAGTGCTTTGGGGGGTAGAGTAGGAAGCTTTAAAATTTATGATAAACCACTAGATACAAAGGAGATAACTACTAATTATAATGCTCATAAGGCATTCTTCCAAAACATTAAGATTCAATGACATTAACTACTTATGGAACTCTAGCACCCTCTAACACCCGTGAAATTGTCAAGGATATTCTGGGATCTAAATTTATAGGACTTAGACTTCCCATAGGATCAGGAAATAAACTTTTTTCAAAATCAACGGACAATGAGGTTTTAGTAGGTCAAATAAGACAGTTAGTTTATACCGTTCCTGGGGAACGGGTAATGCTTCCTACTTTTGGTTTAAACTTAAATTCATATTTATTTGAGCCTCTAACTCCTCAATTAATTGATGAAATTAAAAAAAAGATACAAAATCAGTTTTCAAAATACATAGAAAATGCTGTAATATTAAAAATTGTTGTTTTTTCTGAAGAGGTAGATGACCCTTTTGCTTCTGCAAGCTTACCTACAATAATAATTAGACTGTCTGTAAGAAATAAGGAAAATAATCAGACGCTACCTTTGGAGTTTACAATATGACAAATATTCCCTACACAACTGTTTCCTCTGATTTCTTAAAGTTAATTTTATTCAAGGATGATGATAAATCAAATCTTATAGATTTTGCTGCTACTGATTTTTTGTCCCTTAGGGAGTCTTTAATTAATTATATTAAGGCTGTATATCCTTTGGACTATAACTTGTTTTCTGAATCTGATTTAGGAATGATGTTTATAGAATTGGTATCCTATATGGGAGCAGTTCTTTCTATGAAGGCTGATATGCTTGCTCATGAGTCTTTTTTAAAGACTGCTAAAAATCCAACTAATATTAGAAAGCTTCTTCAATTAATTGGGGTAAAATTTAGAGGACCTAGTTCAGCCGCAGCACAGACTTTAATTACTTTAGAAGGTGGACCCCTTTCAACAGGAGAATCTATAACTATCCCAGTAGAAAATAGGGTTTTTTCAAGAACTTCAGATGTTGATGGAGCTACGGTAAATTATGTTTTGTATAAAATACAAAATGGTAAAATACTTGATATTGATAGTAGTAATAATATTGAATTAACTTATGCTGAATCTGATGATACAAATGGGCAAACATGGACCAATGTGGTTTTGGTAGAAGGTACTTTAGTTGTTGATACTAATACATTTGCAGATGTAGATGTAATTAAATCTGTATCTTTAACTAACTCTCCTGTAATTGATGGGAGTGTTGAAGTTTTTATTGATACAGGGGATTCAGCAACATCAAACCCTTATAAGGAAGTTCAATCTCTTTTGTCAACTTCATCATCTGATCAATTAGCGTTTGAAGTAGTTTATAACCCAGATTTTTCAGTAAAGGTTCTTTTTGGTGATGGTATTACTGCCTCCTTACCACCTGTTGGGTCAACATATACAATAAACTATAGAGTAGGTGGTGGTATTAGGGGTAACGCTTCTACTGGGGCTATTAACGAGAATACAACAACTGCTGACACAAAAACTATAAATGTTACAAACATTCTACCTTTTACGGGTGGTTTAGATTCTGAAAGTATTGAGCATACTAAAAAATATTCCCAATTAACTTTTAAACAACAAGATCGTCTAGTTTCATTAGATGATTATATTTCATTTTCTAATACTTTTAAATCATCTACTGGGGCTTCTGGTAAGGCTATAGCAGTTACAAGAGATGCTTATAGTTCTGCTAATATTATTGATGTTTATATTGTTGAGAAGGCTTCCAACACTCAACTACAAAAAGCGTCTATAGCATTTAAAGGTGATCTCTTAGATGAAATGGAGCCCAAAAAGATGATGACAGATGAGCTTGTAATTGTAGATGGTCTTATAAGAACTATTGATATTGTTGTTCAGCTTACTGTAGATACAAAATTTCAAAATAAAGAGGCATCTATTAAAGCTAATGCGTCAAGAATCGTTTTAGATTATTTCAATGTATCAAATAGAGAATTCGGGGAAAGCTTCTTTCCTCAAGATATTTCAAGAGAAATTTTTACAGCTATACCAGAGGTAAGGTTAGCGGAAGTTACCAATTATGAAAAACCCATAACCTTAGAGTTTAACGAAATTCTTCAGTTAAATAACTTTAACATAACTCTTAACTATGTCTAAATCTTTTAAGAGAAATTATGTTGATGTACTCCAGGTTATAACCCCTTCTTATTACAAGGGTTTAGATAAGGAGTCTGCAACCGACTCCACAGATTTAGTAGCACAAATACTAACTACGGAGCTTAATCTTGTAAAAAATAACTTTTTTATACAACCTCTTAGCTCATTTCCTCTTAGTCTTAGTAGCCTTCTAGATTGGGATGCTGGTGAAGGATACAGTAAAAAGTTAGTAAATTATTTAATAAAGCAAAATAAATTAACTGAAATAACTCATTCTGAATTTGATTTATCTATCTTAAAACCATTAGGCTATGAGATAGATAATTATAACACTTCAGGAGAATTTAAAACTTTTCTTACAGAAACTCTATTACCTCAAATAGCTTTAGGTACAGACAGTTCGGTAAATGATTTATATACCGCTACAGAGGGGGCATACGGTAGTGATGATGAAGCTTCTCATAAATTTTTATTAGAATCTTTAGGCTTATTTCATATTTTAAATTATACAAGAGCAACACCTAATTTAGATTTTCAAACATTATTAGCAGATTTACTAGCTGATAAATTATATTCTGGTTTTACTGTAGGCTTAGTTGATGCTATCAAGATATTAAAAACTGGGCTTTGGAATTGTACTGATGCCACTACTAAAGCAGTAGCTTTCCCCTCCCCTTTTGCATCAGGAACTGACCTTTGGACAAGTGGAACACAATCATTAGATAAAATAAAGACATGGGCCAATATCATGTATACAGAAGCCTATGGCTCAGAATCAGATACTTATATCAGGGATTCTGTTGCTGATTTTGTAGAGAATGGTTTTTACCCAGATGACCTCCTCCCAGGTGGACCCTTTTATAGATTACAGAGAGCAGCAGGGTTTCTTATATCAGATATAAATGATCAAATTGTTTCTTTAGAAACTTTACATTCTATAGAGGATTGCCCTAATGATCTTTTACCATATTTAGCAGATATAATTGGGTGGGAATTTTATACATCCAATACTGATGCTTGGAGAAGGCAATTAAGGTCAGCAATATCTTTATATAAACAAAAAGGGACAAGACAAGGGTTAGAGAATCTTATTAAAGTAGTTCTACCCAGCTTTAACTTAGATTTCTCATCTCAATATAATGAGTTTTATGAGTCTTATGTTCCAAATTTAATGTATTATCTTTTAAAAACAGATTCAACTCTGTTTAGTGGATTAGATTCATGGACACAAGATAAAGCGCAAAGTTTTTCAAATGGGGAAAGGGATAATACTAATTTAGATAATTCTATTCGTTTTGTAATTGATAATATTCTTTTAGATTCTGTAGAAGCTTATCCTCATTTATTTAATTTGAAAGGTTACGCATTTAATCTTAATGATCCTTCTTTTTCATTTAATTTTAGAAATAGGAACTTTGGTATACCTCCTTGGGAGTATGAAAAGTTTTATAAAGACTGCTCCATTTCTGAAGACTTAGTAGAATTTCTTAAAAATAAACTTATATGTTTAGGCGTAACTATTAGTTCTGCGGAAGCATTTTATAATTATGTTTTAGATAACACTGTAAAAGGGCAACAAGACCCAAAATATTATAATAATGGGTTTTTCTTTTTGACCTCCTCTATGAATCTACCCCCTAACTATTCAACTTTAATGAATAATTACGACAGGGATAGTTTTGATTTTATTCCTATATGGAATGGAAAATCCTCTCATTTCAATTTAAGTATATCATCAACTAATATAGATGGCGAATTTTTTAATCCTGGGGCTTTTGATAGAGAAGACTTTTTCGCATCATTAGAGTCTATACATAAGTTTGTACCTGCTAAAGCTATTCCTAGATCTCATATTGATTTACTTCTTGGAGATCCTTACATAACTTTTGTGGCGTTAGCCCCTAGAGCTACTGTATCTTTCTTAGATCAACCTAGTGCTTCTGGTACTATGGGTGGTTTTCAACTATGTTCCGTTGACATGAGGAGTGAAAAGGCTGGTTTATTAGCTAGATACATTCTTCCTGGATTTGATGATACTAAATCTAGAACAACTCATTTAAACAAATCAGTTTTTAAAAGAGATAGATTAAGATTTGGTATAATTAAAGATCAGATTTCAACTAATTATATTTTAAGTGGATACCCGTTAACCCTCAGTGGGGATTATATACCTTGTCTTGGAAGATCCTCAAAAAGAAGAAGGGATAATTCAAAGACCTTATGGAAAGGTGATTGGTTTACTAGAGATGGTTTTAACAACCCTATAAGGCTTAATAAAGGAACAGTAACAGGGGCTGGGATTAAACAATCTTATGATTGGGGGGTTAGTGGGTATATCCCATTGGGATTTAATTTTAGTTCTTATTCTTTTACTCCTGTAACAGATACCTTTGATTTACCTGGGGTTTATGAATCTTGTGAAACTTTAGATTCTTCAGGAGTCTTTTATGGAGTAGATACTTCTAATACATTTAGTATTAGAGGTTTGGATGCTATAGAGGTTTATGAAGGACATAATTATAGATATAGAGATGATATAGAAGATCTTCCTAAATTAATTTACGATTTAATTAAAAGAAAAATACATTATAAAACTTTAAAGTTTTTAGATGTAAATAAACATTTATTCCTATTTAATAATTGGAAAGACTTCTACGGAAATGTATATAACGCCTTATGGGATTCCTATGATTTAACACAGGACGAGTTTTATAATAAAAAGTTTGGTAAATATTACAGGAGAGGAAGTAAAAGCAGCATAAGAGGATTACCTTATCTTTATGAGAATTTCTTTGCTAAAGATTCCTTTAATCAAACTACTTCTTATAACTTACTTACTAGTTATATTAATGGAGGTGGTAACATACTTTCTAAAATTAATGGACCCTATTTATGGAATGGTCTTTTAACTTTAGATGGGTCAGGGGTAGATACAACCAAAACTAATAAAAAGAATAGGAGTATTAATGATAATAATGAATTTCTATTGTCAGCTATAGGTGATGATTCGATTTATAAATCAGAAACCTCTTCTTTATATGTAAAAAATCCTGAATATAGAAATCCTTATTACTTCAGTGGGGTTGAAATTATTTATGATAAGGCTACCCCTAATAAAATGTCTGTATTCTCCTTGTCGGATAATGGAAATATTTTAGATGATGACTCTGCTTTATTAGAAAATAACTTGCTAGGTCTTAAAGTTACTTTACCTGGAAGTAGATTAAGATTCTCCTTTGATTATGGAGACCAAGATGTATTATTCTCCCCAGAACATGAGTTTAGCGTCACAACAAAATCTATTTTCATGAATGACCAAAACTTGCTTACTGGTGGTAGGTCCTACAGCGTATGGATTCACACAGAGGCAGAGAAGGATTTTGATGGAAATTATGTGTTCTGGAATTATTCGCCAAATGGAAAATGGGAGATGAAGCCTGTATCTACAGTAACTTCTAAAACTAAAGGGCTACAAAATCTAATAAATGATTTATCTCATAACATAGAACATCCTCAATCCTCTCTTACTGATGCAGGTAACGCTTGTTTTTCTGAAGTTACTAATTTGTCAAAACTATGGAATCTTAAAAAAGATAATTTAGTTGTAGATCGTTTAAACTTTAATACTAATAACCAACCTATAAAAGTACCTTTAAGTTACTATAGAGCTTATAACCAAGTTCATAGAGAAGATCAAAAGTATGTTATAGAATTAATTCCTAACGCCAGTATTGATAGTAGTAAGATTTGGATACTAGATGGCATATCTACTGTAGATGAAACTTTGAAATCTTATTCTAGATTGGAAATATCCTCTGATATTGATGATTACTCTTTAGAGAATATAGTTACATACGACCCTGTAAGATTTTTCAAAGAGGATGGTTCTTTAATACCTAGTGGAAATGATATTTCTATAGATTTAAGTGGGAATATGTTTTTTGATAATGCAAAAGTAACAGCAGCAATAGGGTTAAGTCCTAATACTGGGGCTCCAATAGCTATTCCTAAATTATTTATAAAAATAAATGCATATACTTTACAAAAGTTCTATTCTAATGGAACTGTTAAACCACAGAAGCAATATACTGGTTTGCTAAGGCAAGTAGATTATAATAATAATTTTTCTTTATCTTCTGTTAAGGTTATTGGGACTACTAGAGGTAGTTATATAAAATCTAATTTTACTGAGTATGAAGACTTAGAGCCTTATCAGATTTTAGAAATAATGAGTTTTTATAAAAATCAAGCAATAACAGCACAAAAAAGAGCAAATCAAGGTCCTTCAATTGAGTTTAAGGCAGGCCCTAACGGGTTTTATGGTGGTGGTAGACTAAATTATAGGGATATTGTTGTTCAAGGTAATTGGCCTGCTGGGGTATTATTACTTGCTCAGAGGTATACTAATATTAGTATAATAAATTAATGAAAGGCGTAGTAGAAATATATAGAAATCCTTCTGATGGGAAGTCGGAGTTAATACTCTCGGAAAGCAATCTAATTATGGATGGTGCTGCTGAATCCGTTGTAGACTTTCTTACTATGCCATCATCAGTATCTATAGTTGATGGGGTAGTCCAAGAAAGGGTTCTTGATGCTTCAAATTATATCATACAAGGGTTTACTGTAGGAAAGGGCGCTGGTGGCTATCTTCAAAACCTTCATAAATACAAAAAACATAATTTTATTGTTAGTGCTGGTACTATTGGGGAAGCCCCTATTCCTTATTCTGATCTTAATGTTAACAATAGTCTTGATGGAGACAGGAGCCCCTTTGATTTATCAAGCCATGTTTTAAAGATAAATTCTATGCAAGGCATAACCACAAGTTCTTATATAAACTTCAGTGGATTTAACGCTCATTTATCAGGGATGGTTAATGCCCCAATGATATTTACTGTTGATTGTAAATACGATTTTGAGTATCCTCCTGAGAATATAGATAGTGGTATGGGCGTAGGAAGAAGCATAACTAGCTTAAGACTAGACAGGCACGGTTCATCCACTAGTGGTTCCTTTTACTGGGACTCTGATGGTAAGGGCGTTTGTGATATTAAACCTGGGGGAGACACCTTAATTAAAGATTTAGGAGGAGGTTGGTATAGATTAGGACTAGTTTCTCCTAGCGGAGTAGCAGTCACTAGCACCTCTCCTGAAGCATTTGTTTTCCCAGGGGGAACACAAGCTGATGGAACCTTTTCTTATGTCTCTACTTCCCCATCAGGAGGAGTTTTATTATCAAGACCTTCTTTAAATTTAGGTAGTGTACCTTTAAACTACTTCCTTGGAAGCGAGTCCGAGTTTGATTCAACTAAAGATTTTCAAGAATTTCCTGTATTAGCATCATCTATTCCATGCTTATCAGGTATTGACAGTACAAATGTTAGTTCAATAATCTTATTGAATGGTCCTGGAACTCTTAGAAATAATACTAGTGGATATGACCCTTATTTAACTTTACCTCAAAAGCAGAATCCAATTCTTAGTGGGTTAGAGCCTGGATCAATTACTGATTACGCCTCTGTTATTGATGGAACAATAAAAGCAGATCATAATTTAAATTTTGCTGGTTTTTATGGAAAATCTAAAAATATATACAATTATTTAGATAACTGGAGTGTTGATGAAACCTTAGCCACATCGGCTATGATGTCTGATTGTAGGTGGCTAGGAGGTCATGGGTTTACTGGGGCTGGTAAATCTCACTATACTTTAGTATCCTCTTTAAGTTACGAATCTTTTAATAACCCAATAACAACTCAGTCAAGAAATATAGGGGGACTTAATGTAGCCAGGAGTACGGATTTATTTGGGTATACAAGAGCAAGATACCAGACACTTGGGGAAGCTGTTACGGGGACTTTACCAGCGGCTTTCTTGGCATGTAAACATGGAGCTACCTCCCCTACTACTGGCATAGTAGAGTTTGAAGTTGAGTTATCGGATAATGATATGGCAACTAATAACGCTTTTGGGGGTATAATGACAATGGGACTTTATTCATTAGATTATAGAAAAATGGTATCTAATGGAATTCCTTTTGATAGATCAATTGATAAGGATGTAGATACTGGTGATGATATGGAGTTTAGGGTTTTCTCAAGGAAAGTATTTAATGAGAGTATAACAGCTACAAGTGATTTTTCCGTGACAGGGGCTGCTTTATCTGCTAACGCAGCACTTACTATAAAATGGAGGCTTGAATTCGTATGAGAGGCTTAGTAACAGTAACCAAAATCTTTAAAGATGGAAGAAAGGAGCGTATTCTAGAAGATAGTTGTAATGTTCTAACTGACGGTTTTGGGATTAGTGTAGCTTCAATGCTTTCTACTTCACCCACTGACTTAATTGATAGGTTCCATTTTAAGTATTTTCAAGTAGGGGTTTCTGGTTATCACCAAGATTTACCACAAATTATAACTCCTCAAATAATTGACCATACTGAGTGGGCATACTCACTCCCTTTAACAACTCACAATAACTTTTATGAATTATCTTCTGCTTTAACTTCTGTTTCTAGTTATGGTGGTGATATTGATTTAGTAGAGAAGGAAGTTTTAACTGTAACCAACCCATTCCAGCCACAGGAAAGTCTTAACTATACTACATCTTCTTTATTGCTTGCTATACTTCCTAATAACCCTACTACCAATTTAACAGATCAATCTGTTAATACTAAGATAACTATAGATAGGGAGTCTTTAAATGGTGTATCTATAAAGGAGTTTGGACTTTTCTCAGAAAACCCCGAAGGGTTATTTATACCAAGACCCGTACTTTCAGCATATAAATCCTTACCTGAGCCTATTGTTAAAACGGAAGAGTTTAGTCTGGATGTTGAATGGATAATTCAACTTAACCCTTATCCTAAAAGAACTCATGATTATTATGATTTTTGGGATCTACTTAGGATTGGAGATGTTTTACGATTCTATCCTTCTGTGAAAGCACCCTCCGCTACTTTTTATCTACACACTATGGATAAGAATAGCTCTTATGATGTTCTTATCCAAAGTACAACTCCAACACCACATGACGGTTACTTATCCTATTCCTTACAAGGAAATGCTGTGTCTGGGGCACACTATTCAATTGATTCTGACTACGCTTCCCCATTATTCGTCCCCAGAGGAACAACTTTAATCACTATACCTGTTAGTGCGTTGGATACTACTTCTTACTACCCTTCTAACACTAGACTAGATTTACATATGGAGAGTTTCACTGGGGGGATGGGAATACCTAAACTACTAAGAGACGGTACTCCCCCAAATTTCATAATATATTTTAAATCCAATAATGACCCCCCTGTAGTAGAATTAGGTGTAGATAATCTTGGGACCAGTAGCATTGTTTCTGGTTTATTAGATGTTAGTTGTTTAAGTCCTGTTAGTGTTTACTTGGATTTTTCTTCTAATGGACCAGTAGAAGTTAGAGACCCAGCATCTTTAGGAGGATCACTTTTATTATCGTCAATATCAGCAGGGACCAGTGGGCTTATATTAACTATACCTGCTTCTTCTACATCTGGGACTGTAATAGCTTCTGGTGTGGGTGGAGATGGAGTTGTAGTATCTTCTTATAATATAGTTTCTGGGTCTGATGAAGTTAATAAATATGCGTATTCAAACGACTTTAGACCAGAGTTTGAACCATCTTGTTCTATAAGTATACAGGATATAACTGACCATGCCCAAGATCTTCTTATACCTAAAAATAGGTGGTGGAGGGAAAATGTAGGAGCAGGGAGACTTTATCTACCAGGATACCCAACTCTTGCAACTCATTCTGGGAATGACACTTATACAGTTAATCCTCCCATGGAAATGTATATGCATAGTTATTTCTTGCCATCTATAAAAGCTCCTGATGGTGTTCAAGATGCTACCCTTAGTTATGCTACCTCTGCAATTTATATCTGGCCTGAAAACAAATCAATAAATGCAGCTAATTATGCTAGTACAGGACAACCAAAACCAGTAGACTCTCCTCCTAAAATTAGAAGGACTTACTCAACTTTTGAATCTGATTCTTTAAATAGAAATATTGGTAGACAATCTCAAACCATGGAATATAATTCTTCAATGTCATCAATTGTTTTTTCAATTTATGTAAAGAAGTTGTCTGAAACTATTCAAGTAGCTAATCCAAGGATTAAAGAATCTAGCACGGTTTCTAGTAATGATCGTATTCATATAGAATTGTTTTCTAGAGGATTTAAAGAAACTGGTGACTCTGTAACCCCAGGAGCAAACTCTAAAGGATGTTGGGCTTCTTTTAAATGGAACTCTGCTGGTGGGTTAGATTTGATAGATTTGGAAGCTACAGGAGCCTTTAGTTCCACAGATATTTATGTAAGTGCGGGTTGTTTTTCTGGAACTGTGGGTGATATAGCTAAGTTTGGGTACCAGGATCCGTGGGCTGGTAGAGATGGTTGGTATAGAATTTACTTAACTACAGCAGTCCCAACAGCGGTTACAGAGGCTGCTACAAATGCAGAGCTTAATTATGACGGTAGTGGCGCTGTATCTCAATATTTTATTTTCCCGACCTGTTCAGGAACTAAGGGCAGTGGCGGTCTTAAGTTGCCTGGGTATACTGGTACTATAAATAGCGCACCAGAGGTTCTCTCTGGGACTGTACACGCTTGGGGGCAGTACGAGGAGACTTTGCAAACAGACACTCATGATAGGAGATTTCCAAGAATATATCAACCAAGAGTTAATGATTTTTGGGAACCACTTGGAAATGTGTTCCTGTCACCAACCTTAGGAAAACAGAAAGTGACTGTTTCGTTCTAGATATAATAAATAAAGAGGGTATTATCAATGACTAAAGATAAATTTACACCTACAGGGCACATAGAGATATGGAAGGTTTACCCTGATGGCTCTAAAGAGATGCATTGGACAGATAATAATGTTATTACATCTGGTATGGGTGTTGGTTTAGCTCACTTATATGCTGCCTCTGGTTCTGGTTCTATAATTGATTATCAAATACTTAATTATCAAGTAGGTACTTCTGGTGATTTAACTGATTATGGAGTATCCTCTTTTAAATTAAAAAATCCTTTAGGTGGAGTAAAGCCTTATGGTCTCAAAAGTTTCGTACATGTAGAAGACTTACAACCAATACAAAACGGAAGCGTGGTCGCCTCTCAAGCTTTCGCAGGAATACCTTATTCAAATATTCATAGAGTATCTAAAACTGCTGTAAGATATACTTTAGTTTTGGACGATAGGACTGGTAATTCTGATGATGAATTAAATGAGGTTGGGTTGTTTATGAGAAATCCTACTGGGGCTGCTACATCTAGCCCCATCTTGGTTGCCTACAGACCCTTCATTCCTATAAAAAAGACTCGTTTCTTTACCCTAGTGTTCCTTTGGACATTGCAATTCTAACATGACATTTAACAAATTAGACCTTTATACAGTAAGTGCTGGGACAGAGATTTTTAATTTCTGGAATCCTTTCGTAACTAAATTTGACAGTTCTTCTTTTTATAGCTGGGAGCAAGATAACACCCCTTTATATGATTTAGAAGAGAGGACTGATTATTTATGGGAGAAGCTTGGATGGGCTACTTCTTCTGTCCCTGGTCTTGTGCTATCAGTATCCTCAAGCATACCAACTCATTTAGATGTATCTTCTAATGTATTTACAACTCTTCAAGGGGCAGTAGACGCATTACCAGAGATACTTAGATTCCCCACTCTTATTGAAGTGGCAGTTAGTGGAGATATAGGAGAACTAAATTTAAATAATGTTAAATGTGAGGGTAATGGTGCTTTAGAGATTATAAATAGGGTTTTTAGCACTCTTGAAGTTCCAACAGCAGATAATGCCTACGACATAACTGATAAAGGAGTTGTAGGCAGAATTAACTCACTAAAAGAAGATGGTGGTAGTTTGTACCGTAGTGTATTTGATACTTCTTGCTTACATACTGGTTCACAAACATCATCTCTCTTCTTAAGTACATCGGCCATGGCATTGGTTGTTAATAAGTATTTAGACGATACTCATAAGATTGGGTATGTAAACCTTATGTTGGGTGCTGACACTAGTAAACTTACGGCAACTGCCGACCGTGTTTATTTTAATACCCATGATGTTAAATTAGCCTTAGCACCATATCCAGACAACACTATTGACACTTCTGGTCTACTGTATAATGGTAATCCGATTGCTGATGATATTCTTTACGGAAGGCAAGACTTCACCAATGGGGCTGATCTGGTAGGAATTTATACAGGAAACTTCCTTCGCAAGATTAAAGTGTCTAATTGTGATGGTCCTATTTATATTAGAGGATTTCAAGTTAATGCGGCAAGCGGAACTGGCCCTCCTGCCCCAATACATGATTACGGTATACATATTTCAAACACTGAGGGTTTAGTTGTCGAGGATTGTGGTGTAGCGAGGGCTGGTGTCGCTGGTCTTGTTGTTGACGATTCCTTTATTAGTCTTAGAAGGAAATTTATATCTTGTAGAAATTATGATCACTCCTCAAGGGGTGTGGTGGAGGATTATGGTATACTTGCTAATAATTCCAAACTATCTTTTGATCAAGATTCCTACTCTACTAGTGTTAGTAGTATTCTTGTAGTAGCTCACCAAAAGACAGGTATTAAACTTGTAAATTCTCAGCTTACTGGTGGTACAGCAGTTTCCGTTGACCAAGGAACTACTCCTGTAACTACTGTTCAGCAGAGTGAGGTTGGAATAGAACTAATATCCTCGGTTATTGACCTTAATGGTGTTTTGGATGTTTATAATAATACAACAGGTATACTTGCAAGGCAATCTAGTTTAATAACTGATTCTATAATTGGTCAATGTAGTACAAAAGGTGCTGTTGAGCTTGAGGAGTCTACCTTTCAATACAATAAAAACTTATCAAAACCTGTTTCTTGGCCTTTGGTAGATAAAGGTATAAATTATCGCATTACTAAGAATTTTTTCCATGCTAACGGACAACATATAAAAGCAACCTCTTCTAAAATAAAACCTACTTATGCTGATTCCATGCCTACTAAGCATGGTGAGTTTACTCTTCTAGCAAATGTTGGTTTTGATGGTAGTGCAGCGTTATACAATCTTCCTGGGGTAGAACTTCAAAATAGTTTTTGTGAATTGGTTCATCCTTATTTTTGGACCAACTACCAAGAAACCAGAAAAACTAGAGGTAGGCATTTAGGTGTTTTAAATTCCTCTACAGCCCTTCTTCGTGGCTCAGTTGGTGGTTCTACCATATTTAGTACAGCCGATCTTGGGGTTGTTGGGACAAGTATCCATGTACAAGGTAACTCTAACTTAATTGTAGCAGGCCCTACTCATATATCTCAACAAGATTCCGCTGTTTTATGTGAAGACAATTCAAATGTATCATTTGTACCCCATATGAAAGCAGATATTAAAACTCTAGCAACCAGTGAGTGGGATTTACATAATCCTGCTAACCATACATCTGTTGAAGTATATGGAAGAGTAGGTTGTTTAATAGCAAATAATAATTCTACCATCAATATAAGAGATTTAGGGTCTTGGTATACTAATTGGGAGGCTGGTCACTCCACTGATGAAATTTATCTCAATTCAGACAGCCCAAAGCAAGATGCTCTTTATACCAGTGCTGGGTCATTTACTTTCTATCCTTATAATACTGCTAATATAGGTAACCCACCTGAAGCAAATTTCAGAGACTCTAGCTACGGTAACGCAGATCTGTTACCAACATCTGACCCTTCTACTAGAGTGTTTACTTCTGAAGTTGGTGGAGTTGGTTATGGTGGCTATAATTGGTTCGTAAGAAACATTTCATCCCCTGCTTTTGGGATTACACACTTCAGAAGGTTAACCAAAGGTGGGGTATGTGTAAAAGCAGTTAATAATAGTACAGTTAATGTTGAAAATGTTAACTTTATATGTGGCCCTGTAAATGCTGATGAGGTTTACCTAGACCCTACTCAAAATATAGCAGGAGGGTGTAATGACATTAGAATATGGGCTATAGCTGGGGGATCTACCCTCAATGCTAATAATTTAAGTGTAAGTGGTAACTACCCAGGCGATGCTGGGTATCATGGACCTAGAGGTATTTATTATACTGACACTACCTATGATTGCTCTGCTGCTGCCCTAAGTGCGTTTGTAGACTCTCCTTACTTAAGTGGACAGCAGTTTATAAAGAACCTACCTCCGTTAGTAAATCTAACAACTACGCTTGCTGGTCTAGCTGCTGATGTGTCTGCTTTAAGTGGGGCTGGTTTTTATGATGATATGCCTCTTAGTTCTTTGTCTATACTTGATTTCTTTGGATTAGGGTGTTCTGCTCTTAGCGATATTTCTGGTGTAAATTCAACAGCAGAAGTAGAATACTTTAGAGCATGGTCTAAAAAGAGATTTGGTGATAGTAACCCTTATGGTTATGGTACTAGTTCTACTTACCAAAACTGGGGTCCGTTTAGGTTATTCCTGGAAATTAACCCCACAGCAAAAGCCTTGAGTTATTATAACGCAGACTTGTCTTCTTATGACAATAGACCGTTCCAAACATTGGCTCAAGGGTATTTCTTGTCTGGTGGGTGTTCCTCTACCTTGTCTTCCATGCAGGATTACTACTTTGATTTACTTGATACAGCTAGGGATGCCTCAGGAACCGCCTTGTCTGGGTTTGTAACATCAGGGTATTTCCATCCAAAAGATTTCTGTTTGCCTAATAACTATAATATTATGTTAGATGATTCAGCATCTAATACTTTTGCTAATGCAAAAAACGCCTCCCTTCCAATATTAGGAAGACCTAAGTTGGTGGAAATTTATAGAGCAACAACTGAGGAAGGGGGTACCACTTCATTTGCTACATCTGGTCATGGTCAAGGGTTTAAAACAACAAACATATTTAATCTTGATAAAGGTATTTAATAGGAGTTAACAATGTCAGAACTAAACGGAAATTTATTTAATGAAGCGTCTGAGCAGTTTGTTGAGAGTTCTCACAAATTCGTTCAACCAGTAAGATATTTTAAAAGTAACGACCCTTACTATTGGGAAGTTGATAATATCCCTATTAAACAGTTAGAGGAGAATATTCTTTTCCTTAGGGACCAAGTTGCTAATAACTTAAGTATTTCTGGAATAGGCAGAGAGGATTTAGCAGAGCTTAAACCTTTTGTTAATGGGGCTGATAGGACTGTTTTTGTAAATCCTGGTCGATATACTGCAAGAATAAATGATGCTTATAATAAAGGTATTAATTTACTTAATGAGGTGTATGCAAACTGGAATCCTCCTGGTGGGTCAGGTCCTCCTATTGACAGCGGTT